GCCATCTAAAAGCCTGCTGCATGAAATACTTATGGCGTTATGAAAATAATGGCGTAGAAGACCTAAAAAAAGCCAGATGGTATTTAGATAAATTGATTGCAGAGAATTGTTAGTCGTGACAGAAACAACTTCTGCCATCATCACCAAACATTTCTATTTGTTTGGCATCTAATTTAGCTAATTCGACTAATTCTATGTAGCTGCTGTCTTTTCTAAATTTTGCCGTAGAAGCATCTCTGCCTAATTCTTTTTGTGCAGAAGTTTGTAATTTTCTTTCTTGTTCTATCCACCAATTAGCAAGTTCTGGTTTTTCTTTGATTATTTTTATCAAAGTTTTTGTACCTTTTAAGTAACACAAATCACAATTACCCGCTAAAGTTTTGCCATTATGGTTAGGCAGTTTTAAATCAAAATCATTGTTTGCCCAAAAATCACCTACATCTTTAACCATTACTTTATTATCAAACAATGGCACTAATGACTCGTATTTATTTTTACCTGATTCATTTTGCTTTACAGATTTAGATACTCTTTTAGGCTCGTCATATCTTAAACCAATTACATTTGCCCAATGTTTATATCCATGAGATCGCATAAAACGATTCATTACGCCAATTTTTAATTCCATCGTGCATAACCTGGCAACGGGATTGGGCAGCATTTTTTTCCTATTAATCAATGCTTCAAACGGCTCACCATTACGACTAGCAGTTTCATAGGTTACTTCTTTGGTTCGATAGATTGGCCGTTCTTCATGTATGTCTAACTCCAACCATCTTACTTTGACATTCCAGTTTTTTGCACAATCATTTATAAAATCTAATGTTTCTGGCATTTCTTTACCTGTATTTGCAAATACAATATGCACATCATCAGGTAGAACACCTTTATATTGTTGTAAGATTTTATACAGTAAATAGCCAGACGTTCTGCCTCCACTAAAGCTAATCAGTGTTGGGCAGTTAAATTTTTCTGGTAAGAACATCTTTTCTTCTTGATGCTCCCAATAATTATTGATTAAAAGATTATCCATTAGTCTTTATGCAGCTTAATAAAATACTCAGCCTCTACGACAGCTAAAATTTTAGATCTATTTCTTTTGATGATAACTAATGGTTCATGCTTGCCGCAGTTTGCAGATGCTTGATCGTAAGCCTTCCAGATGTTCAAAGACTCCTGGCACTTACACTCAATACTATAAGGGAAGGCATCTCTTGCCTCTTTACTCATAATCACATCTTCACCACCAGCACCCATTGATGTTGATTTAACATTCTCTGGATGTATATCCAAGAGTTCAATGAGTTTATCTCTCATCCATTGTTGGAGTTTACGGCCTTTGGCTTTAGCTGATTGTGGTTTGATAATATTCTCCAAAAAAAATGCTAGGTTGAGCAAACAAAATGATAAAAAAAGCTCTACCGACCCCTAGCAAGCCGTCTAGGAGTTAGCTCATGCTAGGTGGCATACCTGCTGCTTTAGGTGCAGAAACATTCTCAGATTTTATAAATCGAAGAATCTTATTGCTGTCACCATAGCCACTATCATCACGCTCTGGTTCAATACCCACTTTACACGTTAATTCTTTACCTTGCAGTTCCATTGCATTTATTGGTGCTTTATCAAAGTTACATGCTTTTAGTAACTGTGCAAAATCTCTATTGGCGTATCCACGAATTTCATCTTGCTTATTTTGATCCGTGTGTTGATACCAAAGATTTAAATTTGAACGCAATTTCCAACCCGCATACTTTTCGCCAGTAACATCTACTTCAACTTTCAAATAATTATTACCTGCGGCTGAAAGTGTTTTTTCACACACTTTTATAATGCAAGGGTACTCACCTTCTGGAATCGTTGAACTTTTCTCTACTTCTTCCATGTTTATATTTAATCCGTCAAAATCACTCATTTAGCACCTCCAGATGCAAATCCTAATTGTTTAATAATATCGGTTAAGTTAGGTGCTACAAACTCATCTAACTTTCCACTTCTGTCTTTCGCTGTGTAACCTTGTCCAATCCGAGTTTGAAACCAACGACTGATAATTTTCTTACCGTCCTTGTCTTCATCATCGAAAACACGCATACATAATACTTCATCAAAGAAGTAAGGTATCTGTGTTGGCAACTTAGCACCCACCATCATCGGTTGATAATGGAACGTCCCTGTCGCCTCATCGCGTATACTTTGTTCTTTTGCAATGAAGACTACATGGATGGGTAAATCCCTAAATCTACGCATGGTTTTTATCATAACCTCAATAACTTCACCATAAGCTCTGCGTGGATCTTTCGTCTTGGCTTTTTCTTGAGCTAATAGAATCTCTGACATTTCGGTGATGCTATCCAAGCATACCGTGTCGTATTTCAACGTGCCATTTTCTAGCATAGATGCTATTTCCTCAATCTCTGATGCTGCCTTAACCTCAATAGCGTGAAGGTTATCAGAGTTTTTGATAGATAATAAGCCACTCTCCATACTGACCACTAAAGTCTTGCCTGGTGCAGTTTTGAGAGAAGTGGTTTTACCTGCTCCTGACGCTCCGTAGATTAACAATTTAGCACCTTGTTGCTCTACTAGTTCGTTGGGAGTTTTGATGCGACTCAAAATAGATTCGCTCATTACTTTCTCCTGTTTGATTAAAAGTTCTTTTAAATTAAAAAAAACCCTGTTACACTTGGTTTTTATCAACTTAAGGACTTATTGTAACATGAGCAAAGCAAAAAGCAACCACCAATGGAAGATGAATTTTTATTTCAGGCAAGTTGAGCTTGGAAAAAAAGAACTTACGTCATTATACGCATCTGGCTTAGAACCAGAATTTAAGGAGAAAGAAGTGCAAAGATATACCCTGAAAGAGTACATTGAATTTTTAGGCACAGAAGCTGCTGCCGAACTTTTTGACAGTAAACCAGATACGGTTAAGTCTTGGCGGTATGGTATGCGCCAACCTTCAATCCAACAAGCTAAAGTTATTATGCAAGTAACAGGTGGAAAATTAGATTTTGAATCAATCTATGGACCAATAGATGCAGAAGAAAAGCAAAGTTAGTGCTAAACATAAAAGCCACTGCGCAGGATTCTGCGTTGGAGCTTGCTCTTGCGTATGCTGAAGAGGGTTATTCACCTGTACCTTTATTAAGACACAATAAAGTGCCGCCTAAACATTTAGGCAGTTGGCAGAAATATAAAGAGCAACAACCGACAACGGAAGATATTACCCGATGGTTCGGGGGTCGTGACGATTTAGTCGTGGCACTGATCTGCGGTAAATTTATAGTAGTAGATGCTGATACTCCAGAAGCCTGTATCTGGGCGGAAGAGAACTTACCCAATACGCCATGTAAATGTATTACTGGTAAGGGTATGCACTATTACTACAATAATCCTGAAAATTATACAACCTACGTTGCGCGTAGAACCGAGACATCAGACCCCGCAAAGCTTATTGATATAAGAGGCGTGGGCGGTCTTATCATTGCACCGTACAATATTCATGCTACTGGTGCTATTTATGAACCCAAGTTCATAGACGGATGGGATTGGCACAATACCAGTGACTTACCCAATCTAACCAAAGAGCATTGGGTAATGATTACAGGTGCTGAAAAATTAAACGGTAAGGCCATCACTTCGCCTTTCTCCATGAAAGGAGTGTTGGCAGGCAGTCGTAATGACAATGCTGCTAGGTTGGCGGGTAATTTGATTGCTAAAGGTGTTAATATTGAAATGGTTGAGTTCTTTGTGCAATCATGGAATCAACAAAACAAACCACCGTTACCAAGATCAGAAGTATCCACGACTGTTAATTCTATTTTAAAAACGCATGAACGTAAAAACCAACAAGCCCCTGCTTTCATACAAAAGAAATACAAAGTGACTAAGCCTGAAGCACTCTATGATCCACCAGGTATCATCAAAGATATCTTTGAGTATTCAGAATCTATTGCGCAGATACAGCAACCCGCTTTATCCATGCAGACTTCATTAGCATTAGGCTCAGTAGCATTAGGTCGAATGTACCGTACCGATATGAATAACTTTTCATCTATGTATTTTATGTGCATAGCCAAATCAGGTCAGGGTAAAGAGAATGTTAAGACCACCATTGAATCAATTCTAGATTGTTCTGGTCATGCTGACATTATGGCGGGTGATGGTTATACCTCATCTGGCGCGGTCTATTCTTTACTCAGACACAAGCCAACACATATAACCGTAATGGATGAATTTGGTAAACGCTTAGAAAGTATAGCCAAAGCATCTAACTCTAACAAAGAAGACGCTCTACAAGTGCTTATGGAAGCGTGGGGTCGCTGTCATGGAACGATTAGACCAGACAACTACTCTTTGATGACATTGACCGTAAAACAACAGCAAGAGGCTATAGATCGCTCCACCATAAAGCCAGGCATAACATTGGTTGGCATGTCAGTACCGAGAAACTTTTACGGTGCGTTATCAACAGGTCGAATTGTAGATGGCTTTCTAAATAGATTTATTGTTGTTGAGTCAAAGTTACCACGAACAGTCGGCAGAATGGTTCCATACGTTGAGCCTAGCCATAAGATATGTGAGTGGGTCAGAAAAGTAAGACAAACAAAAACAGAAATGGAACAGCTTGCTAGAGATAACTCGGAGATTGATTTTAAACAAAGAATTATTACATTTGACAGCAGCTCTAGAGAATTATTAAACACATTAGCTCACGAGTTAGTTGCACAACAAAACAAATTAGAAAAAGACGGCTTGGAAGTGTTGCTCTCTAGAACACGTGAAAAAGCCATGCGTTTAGCTTTGATCTGCCAATTAGCAGATAACCCACTTTCCAAAATGATTACAGGTGATATAACCAAGTGGGCGATTGATTACATTTACTATTACGATCAAATGATGGTGCAAACTTGTGAGGACAAGGTAGCGGGTTCTGAAACTGAAAGCCGTATCAAACAAGTGCTTAGTTTCATTAGAACGCAAGGAGAGATTGGTATCAGTCGTAGAGACATAGACAGGCGTGAGATATTCAGATCAATGAAATCATTTGAGGTCAAAGAGATTATTAATCGTTTAATGAATGCAGGTGAAATTCAAGAAAAGGATGTTCGGATTAAGACCACTGGACGGCCTATGAAGAGAATTGTCGCTATTGATCCTAACTTCTTTGATGATTAAGCGCGTGCCATTAACTCAGCTATTTCTTGGTCTATTGCACTTCTTTTGGAAACTAAGCCACCTCGATTAGCGTTCATTCTGGCAGCAATATCTTCATTGGCAATTGAACCGCCTAATAAACTTCTACTCATAGGAGCTTGGGTAGGTGCATTTGCAATTGGCTGTATGTCGGGGATGTTTAGGTTTAGATTAGAAGTTTGATTTCTTAAAGGGGCTGTTAATGTTTGAAATTCTTTGTTTAATCGTTCTGCTTTTTCTCCTAGATTGACTTGTTCTAAATCAATACCACTTTCTTCTATTAATTTAGTGCCTTGATTTTTTACTGCATCTGATAGTTGTCCTGATGTTTCAACTACTTGTTCACCAAAAGCAATAAATGGAGTTAATCTTAGCGCATCTTTAAATGCTTGCATTACTATATTGATACTTTCTTTATCGGCTTTTGCAAATCTTCTAACTATTGAAGGTTGTCTCATTATACTACCCATAACGCCTAATTGAACTAATGTAGGTAACATAGCAATATTAAATGCGTTGACTGCTATTGCGCCTGCAATCAAAGTACCTGCACCACCTTTTTCTCCAGTAGTCATGACACGCAAATCATTAACTAAACCTCTTAAAGCTTTGACTTCTTCAGTGCCAAACATTGCTCTTAACGTATCATCACCTCTAGAATTCAAAGCTCTTTCTAAAGCATCTGGTTGAAAAACCTCATCAACACGTTTGCCAGGACCTTTAGCTGCTTTTAATAATTCACGCATACTGTCTTGTTGTATTTTAGAAAAAGTATCTTTATCAACAATACCTCTCATGCGTTCAATGTTTGATGCTTGCCCATTCCTAAATAAAGTTCTGACAATCTCTTCTGGTTCACTTGATTGTATTCTTTTAAATAACTTATTAGTTTCTGCTGCGTTTAATTCGTTTTCACTTCTAATTAAATCATCTAAACTTTTTTGTAACCCTTTATCTTTAATGCCATCAATAACACCATCTAGTTTTGCTGCTTTTACGTTGGTTTTAATTTTAGTAAAATCATTAAGAATTCTTTCTAGAGGAATATCATCTCCAAATAAAGCTTGTTTGGTTGAACCTAATTTATTTTTAAATTCTTTTGCAAAGGCAGAAGGATTAATTCTACCTAAATCATCAGTGCTGTTTATAACTGCTTCTCTTACAAAGTTTTTTTGCAATTCTTTTTTAGCTGCTTCTCTACCAGGCTCATCAGTAATGGCATTTAAAATTTTGCGTAAATTTTCTGGTCTGTCTTTTTTTATAACAAAATTATAAATTTGGTCAACGTCAAAACCATCAACAGAAGCTTCTTTTCTTATTTTTGTAATGATTACATTATTAAAAGGCTCTATAGCTTCTTGATAATCTTTATTAAATGCTCTAATTTGTTTTGCGGCAGATTTTAATGCTCTAAAATCTTTTGCTCCTCCTCCTTGTGCCAGCATATTTCCAGTTATTGTGTCATTAGCTAAATTGTCAAAAATATCATCAATTTGACTATTTACTCTTCTTAATGCGTAACCTACTTCTTTCATGCTAGAGGGTGCAGTTCTTTGAATTGTTAATATGGTTGATCTTAATTGATTTAAACCTTCTATTGTTAAACCATCAGTTTTTGCTTTTTCAAATATTTGTCTTACTTTTCCTATAGAACCTCCTGCTACTCCCTCTACTTGTTGCAATAGTTCTAAGCCTGGCTTTGTTTTTTCTAATTTTTTCAAAACATCAATAATGTTATCAACTTTTAAAGTTACTGTTCCTTTCCAAGCATCTAAATTATTTTTTTCTAAAAACTGATCTATATTTTTACTTTTTTTGACAAATACACCATCAACTCCATTATAATTTCCAAAGGATCTTTCATAAGCTTCTTGTATTCTAAATTTTAATTTCTCACTTAATAAAGCTCTGTCTGGATCGCCCATTAAAGCACCATCATTGATTAATTTAATTTCTCCTTCAATATAATCATCTAATGATCTTTGTGACATTTTTGATTTTTTAGCTAACTCTTCAACTAATTCGTCAACTTGATTTATAGTTAATCTTCCTGTTTGAATAGCTTGAGAAAAATCATCTAAAGATAAAGATGTATCGCCTTGTTTTTCTAAAAATCTTTGTAATCTTTCTGTTCCGTATTGAACTAATCTTTTATCTCTTTCTGTTCGACCAAAAACAGTTTCTGCAGCAGCTTGTATTCTACCAGGTATTGAACGGCCTAAAGCTCGTTGGGAAACTGCGGCTGCGGTAAAAGTTTTTATTACTCCATCAGCTTGAGCTTGTTTAATGTCATCATANGTTGCGNTTCTACCTAAACGCTTATTTAACATTGCTATATCATTAGGATCAGCACCAGATGCTATGGCTCTAGCAATATCAACATCTTTTGTCGCTGCTTTTCTGCCTAACATGGCGTATAAGCCAGCCCCAGCTACTTCAAATACCCCTTGTGACACACCACCGATAACGCCTTCGTATGCTAAATCTTTAGCAATTTCACTTGCTTCTTGTTCTTGTGTTCCTAATAACAGTTCTCCAGCTTCTTCTACGCCTTTACCACCAGCAGAACCAATAGCTACTGCGGCAGAATTAGTTAGGCGTTGATTTCTTAAAAATGGTTTTATTGCTTTTAATAACTTTCCTTGCGGAGATATTGCTGCAATAGCACCTGCTATGGGTCCAACTGTTCCAGCAAAATCAGCAAAATCGTATATAGAAAAACCTTCTTCATCAATAATAATATTTTTATCAGATGGTCTAATGTTTAATCTTTTTTGACCTTCAGGAGTGACTGCTAATCTTCCATTTGCATCTCTTATAAATCCATCAGAACCAACAAATCCTTGCAAAACACTTTCTTTTTCTATAATGCTATCAGCGGTATCAAGTTGCGCTCTTAAACTTGCATTTTGTATGCCTGTTTCATAATCAAATTCGGTTTCGTTTAATGCTTTACCGCCTGCTTCTTGAGCAAGGTATTGCTTAACAGTTTTAAAGGCTTTTTCTTCTTGTCCAGGTTCGCCTTCAACTTCAATAATTCTGCCATCTGGAAGTTCTACTTCGTAAATCATTCAACACTCATTTGAAGTCTAACTCTACGTTGTTCTACTTTACTAGGAGCCGTTATTAAAGTTTCTGGATTTCTACCAATCATTTTTAAATTATTAGCTGATACACCTGCTTTATCCATATTTTCTTGAGCTTCTCTAATTAAAGATTCATACAAAAGTTCTAATTTAGTAGCGATTGCTTTTGGA